GAGATATAGAAGATCCGTCATGTTGTATTCCTGATCCTGTAACTGAATAGAGAAACCCAGAATTATATTCTGTTGTTCGTATAGATTCTGTAATAATTGTGGAAGTTTCTGTTCGTGAGGTACTAGACCCCTGAGTGAAATTTGGAATAACTGGAACAGCGTAGCAAGGAGCAGATATAACAAAACCAAGAAGAAGTAGCCTCCTCATTCGATAGTAAGATCAACGACAAACTGACCTGTTATCACGATACCCGTTCCTGTTCCTGGTGTCATTGTAATATTGTGATTATCTAGTGCTACTGCTGCTGTACCCACACTTCCAGCACTTGTAGATGTTAGGTCTGAAAAGTTTGGCACAGTTCCTACTGTAACTGCACTACCTGGTGTGGCATCTCCTTCTAAATAGCTAGTAGTAAAACTAAACGCCTCGCCACTGGTCGCTTGCGTAGCGGAGGGAAAAGTTACTGCTGGCACTCCATTAGTTACAGAACCGAAACCGCCTATTGTAGCTGCTGAGTTTGAGTCTACAGTTGTTACATTATTACCTGAGATGCTGTAACTAGATCCGATCTTATCTGCTGTACTTGCAGCCGATAAAGATTCAAACTTTACACTAGAAGATATGTTGTGGGTCATATCCGCATAAGCTGGTGCGGAAACCATAAATAAAAAAGGAAGTAGTTTTTTCATTTGATACCAGCTTTATTGTCTTTATTAGATACTACATTAAATGGCCTCTTTTTGCCATTTGCGTTGTTTTTCACCTGTAATCCCATATTTGACATTACTGCTGAGAGCAATCCAGCAGCGAATGTGGTATCAATTTGTTTATTTGAATTTCCGAAATACGCAAAAGAAATTACGGATAAACTCCAAAAAAGTATAATCATCTGCGTAATATTTGATAAAAGAGAAGGACCTTCTTTCTCTTCTTTTTCTTCTACTTGTGGGTCGGTTTTCGGGTCTTGAGTCGCCATAATCTTAGTGATATACTATAAATATAAGGATTGAGGCCATATTTGGCAAATGCCAGACCTATTTACTTTGTTTCCAACTCCAGTTTACAGAGTTAATTTATCGAACCATAAAGAATTTAAAGAAAAAAGCGTTCCAAAACTTATAGAGTTATTTAAAAAAGAGCCCGATAAAAAAGCTAAATGGGCTACTATGTGTCACACATGGCAAGCAGGTTTTAATGATATTGTTCCTAATTACTTTGAATGTATCCAAAAAGAAGTAGATGTTGCTATTGAGGAATACTGTAGATCTTTAGGACTACCGCCTTTTAGATATGAAAAAACAGGGTGGTTTAATGTACATGATTCAAGTATGTATCAAGAAGTTCATAACCATATTCCTGCAATATTCTCTGGTATTTATTACATACAGTTTGATAAAACAAAAGATAGTCAAGTTATATTTAGAAACCCATCTGAAACTTTTTTATCATTAATGGCTGGATCTAAAGTTCCTATAAGTAACCCTGCATTATTACAACATACGTTATTCGATACTAATTTTATTCTTGAAGAAGGAGATTTAATATTGTTCCCAGCTTCATTAGATCATTTAGTGCCAAAAGCAAAACAACCACATGATGGTTTAAGAGTCACTTTAAGTTTCAACGTTACACCTATAACCTCTGTTAATGCAGTTAAAGAGTGGGAAAAGGAGCATTAAGGCCAAATTTCACAAATAGCGGTAAAGTAAGAGTAGACACTACATACAAATGGTAAAAATTTTAAAACCGATTTTGCTCGTATTCATCAAGTCAAAAGCGATGAAAAGACTAATCGTAGATTTATTAAAAGCAATAGCTAAACAAACAGATAACTCAATAGACGATCAAGCAGTTGCTTTTATCGAGTCCAGAATGTTCCCAGGATCTACCACAAATCTTCAATGATATGAAAAACGATAGCTTCATAAGATTCATCTCAACTCCCTTGCCAATGGAAACACAGTTAGCAGTTGAAATGAGATGTAGAGAAGTTATGTCCTGTAATGATGTAGATAAGATAAAAGCCTTTTGCATAGATATGATGAAAAATCATGCAAGAACTGAAATTGTTCTATCTAACGCAATGATGCGTATGTTAGAGCTTGAAGCAAAATTAGCTGTATTACAAACACCACCAATCAAGAACAAATTATTTTACAAATTTCGTTTATTTACAGAAAAACTAAAACTTATGAGACAAATAAGACAGCACCAAAAGAATCATTCACGAGAAGCGTAGCGAGCCTGTATGTCAGGCACTATCATTTCTGGATACTGGATCGTAAACCATTTGTGTCCACATTCATAGCAAAGCCTTCTGCGAACTGTTATAAACTTTGAATTTCTTTCAGACTTAATGACCTTCTGATCGCTGTACATCTTACAGCCTGGGCACTCAACCCATGTTATTCTTTTCATTTATCCTTGTTATAAAGTGTTTTTAAGTAGTTAGTTTCAATAGCATTTCTTTGTTCTACATAATCTCTGTTTGACATATTTTCAAACAAGTATCTGTCAGACAAATTAGCTAGTGCCTGGAAATAGTCTTTGGTAGCTCTTCTTTGTTCTTTTGTCATAATGAATATTTATCTATTTAGCAGTAGGTTTTAAATCGTCAAAAATATCTTCCATTAATATTGCCTTTTCGTTTAGTTTTTCAAGCCTATCTTCAGCTTGTTCAAGTTCAGTTAACATTCTATCCATTTTCTCATCTTCATAAGCCTGTTCATAGATAGGTTCTAAATACAAGTCAATAGCAGTTCTAACCAGGTTAGATATAGATTTACCTGGTCCACTAAGACTTTCCAATGTTTTATGCTGGTGAGGGCTCAATTGAACTGTGGTTCGGATAAGTTTTTCTTTTTTAGTGGTCATCTTTTTTAATGTAGTATAGTAGACTGAGGACTTACAGATCAGGTTAGCTTATTTAGTAGTTTATTAGTCAGGGCACCCAAAGAACCCCTTTGACCCCTACTAAATCCTCGATGGGAACTTGTAATATCATTTGTAAAATTGTGCAAATGGAGTATGAGGGTCATGGCTCCCAAGATTACAAAAAAGCAGCGTAACCACCTGGGAGATATTACAGGTGGATCTTGCCTCAGACATTAAGAAAATTCTTTGTCTGTTACATCAACCCAATGGAACATATCTAATGTCCAAAGTGCCATTTCTGGTGGTTTCTGTTTATAACAGAATGTCCTTTTAAGGTCAGGATCATAATGGATCTGACCTATGTAAGGAGCTTTTGGAAAATCAATTCCAAGTGATGAACGAAAATAAATACTCATTAGCAAGCGTACTCTCTATTATCTGCAATGGCTTGAGCACGATCTTCTTCCCATTCCTTATCAGTAGGTTCTCTGTAATCCCCTAAATGACAACCATCGGTTTTAACAAAATCATGGTAAGACATTTTATCTGCCTCTTCTTCGGGAATCTTTATACCGATTAAACCTTTAGTGTCTCTATCCTCTGGTTTGTAATCTTTATGATCGTAGTACCAGGAAACTCTTTTTACTTCTTCTGGATAATCGTCAGTTCCGTCATAGATAGTAGGCATCATTCTATCAAGAGCGTCATCGTAAGAATCTGCTTCTATTTCAAATGTTTCGTACAAAATTGTCTGAGTAGCAATCTTGTAAAGTTTTTTTGGTTCTTCTTTAGTGGTCATGATAAATTTGAACTTCCTTAGAAGTATAGCAACAAAGTGCCACCACTATGTAATCTGTTACTAAACTTTAACTTTCAGAATTAGCTTTCCTTCCGTCTATTCTTCTTTGTACTGATTCTCTCCACAACAATTCATCTTT